TCTTTCCCTACACGACTCTCTTCCGATCTGTTTATATTCCGGCTACCCCCTATGATCCGACCCACCCCACCCACATAAGTGGACCAGCGACGACGCAACGCATATGCTTTTTGCTGGCAATAAAGGAGAAACGCCATGAAGAATTGGATCATCTTTTGCGTGCGTGCAGCTGCTGCATCCGTCATGTGTTTGGCTGGTGCTGCGATGCTGTTCACTGTTCTGATGAAGTTCAATGGAGCTGCTGCGGCTACCGCTGCTCTGTTCCTGTTTGGTGGTGCCTTCTCATTCCCTCGCATACCAAACGCTTGGAAGCGTGAGCCACCATCGCAGAAGCAGATCGCATACGCTGAGAAGCTGGGCATTGATGTGCCTGAAGGGATCAACAAGGGCGACCTGTCTGCCATGATCACTAGCGTTGTTGGGCGTTAGCCTTTTGCTCCATCACCGTCTTCCTACCGTGGCATCTGATGCACAACGTGCGGCAATTCTCTAGCGTGTCCTGTCCTCCTTGCACCTTGGGAGTGATGTGGTCAACGTGAGCCTCTCGCTTGTCTGCACAGACACGCCCACAGTCTTGGCATTGCCATGCGTCACGGATCAGCACGGCCTGCCTGACCTTAGCCCAAGCCTTTGAGCAGTAGCCTCTCTGATGGGCGTTTGGCCTTGCCGTGTCGTCACGCCTTGGCCTAGCGGCACGCATGCGAGGCGGCTTGTAGGCTGGCATTCTCTGCGGCATTAGGCTGGGCCTTCAGTAGATTGGTTGGTGCCAACCATCGCACCAGATGCGTCACGCACCTCCCATTTGTGCATGCCGTCAATTATGCCTAGGTATGTAGTAGTCATGACAACCTGAACCAAGGCACGAATGAAATACTGCCGTTGTATTGTGCGCTTGTCTGTGACGTAACAAGATCACTGTTTCCTGTTCTGACGCCTTGCAATCGTGGCGACAACGCGGCTACAGCAGCAGCGCATAGCGATGACTGCACGCTACCAGGAGACGTTGCGACGATAATGAATGCAGCAGCGTAGCGAGTCCCAGCAGACAGCGTGTATGTAGATGGATAGCCGCCGGTAGTATCTAGCGAGCGAGTATAGACTGTGCCACTTGCCGTCAAAATACTCGTGTCAGATGCAGACCGCGCTACCAGCGTAGCGTTGCCACTAGCGTCTGCCGTGTAAAGCCCTAGCCTTGCCAGCGTTACGCTGCTCGCGGGTGAATTGCCAGACAACACTGATATCTGAGATATTGTCAGAGAGTAGCTTGGCGTGAAAAAAGACCAGTACACAGCGCCAGAAGAAAGTGTATTTGAAGTACCGACGTTATGCCGATCAACTGTATCTATGAGAGCAGTTGTCTGATGCTGCCGCGCTGCCAGCGCTGCTGCCGTGATAATGTCCGACGACGCTGGAACAAAGTAGCTCAAGCTGTTCCATGCCGTGCTGCCGTCGCCGATCTTGATGCGGCCAGTGTCAGTCTCAACGACGATCTCGCCAGCCGGTATGGTTGGATTATTCGCTGTGAGAATCGCAGCTGTGCCGCGCTTGTGCTGGAGTGTTTTCATGCTGCTGAAATTGATACTGCTGAAAATCTCTGGCTATTTACGGCGGGAGTTCCAGGCACCCCAATTGTGATAACGTCTCCGTATAGTGCACTAAACGTGCGTGTCACGGTGCCGCTGCTTATGCTGCCTCCAACTTGATTTCCGCCTTTGTAGATTCTGGCAGTTTGGGTTCCTGTGTCGTCGTCGCTGTATGTAAGCGTAAGCGTAATTGTCACGGAGGTTTGCACTGTCCAAGAGTAGTGCATCAAACCATCTGGAAGATCCAACTCAACTCCTGCCGCTCGTTGATAACCGTTTATCGGAGTTCCAAACGAGGTGAACGTACTTGACCCGTTGTCTCTTGCAATCGTCAGCAGTGGCCCACTTGCTGAAGTGATTGCATAGCTGCTCGAGGTCACGTATGCACCAGTGCCAACTGAATTGATTGCGGCAACACGAAACAGATACGATCCAGCAGAGAGCCCCGTGATTGTGGCAGTCGTGGCTGCTGACGCCGAATGCGAGAACGATGTATACGATGAACCGGCATTGCTGCTGTACTGAATGCTGTAGTCCGTGATTGCGGCAGCACCGTTGTTGGTTGGTGCAGTCCACGACAGCGCTGCTTGCCCGGCGCTGGCCGTTACCGTCAAGCCTGTTGGCACAGCTGGTGCAATGGCTGCATATGCACCACAGTCATACGCATACCCATCTGCGATGCTCGCAGACGATGTGAACTCCGTCACAGCACCGGCAGAGTTACGGTAGTACAGAGACCCGCTGGCCTGATTGATGCCGAGGACACCATTGCCGAGCGAGCTCGGCACGTTTCCGCTGGTGTTGCTGTACGGTATGCGTACTGTGTTGGCCATCAGAATGTGCCAGAGTCAATCGTTACGCCGTCAATTGTGCCGCCAGTGATGTTGACGTTGGATGCCGCCTGCGTAGCCATCGTGCCAAGTCCTAGGTTCGTGCGTGCGGTAGCAGCGTCAGCCAGGTCACTTAGGTTACTTGCCTTGGCAAGCTTGGCAGCAATGTTTGTGCTGACAGTCGTGCTGAACGAAGCATCATTGCCGAGAGCGCTTGCAAGCTCTGCCAGAGTGTCAAGTGCTGCACCAGCACCGTTGACCAAGTTGCTTACGGCAGTGGATACATAGGCAGTGGTTGCAATCTGCGTGCTGTTGGTTCCTGCAGCTGCGGTTGGGGCTGTTGGTGTTCCGGTTAGCGCAGGAGATGCTTTGAGGGCATAGTTGGCCAACTGGCTTGAAACGTCAACGGCTGCAACAGCAGTTGCCACAAAAGCCGTCGTTGCAATCTGCGTGTTGTTGGTGCTAGATGCGGCAGTGGGTGCCGTTGGAGTGCCAGTGAGTGCAGGCGAGGCTTTCTGTGCGTACGAGCCAGGCCCGCCGATGGCAACAACGGTTGCAGATCCGCCGCTTCCTTGGCCGATGTACAGAATTTGATCAACTTCTGAATACGCAAGCTCACTCTGTACAAGTGAAGTTGGTGCGCCAGAAGCACCGCCAGTTGCCCGACGTTTGATCCGCAGTGTGTTTGCCATTACCAGTTTCCTCCATCAGTGATGCTTGTGTCTGGGTAGTTTCGCCATTTGCTGCTCGAGTAACGAAGCACGTCGCCCTCAGCTATGCTGCTGATCGCTGTATCTGTCAGCTGCGTCAGAAAACCAGCTGCGTCACCTTTGTCACCCTGCGGCCCAATGCCTCCAGAGGCTGACGCAGAAAGCACGGTGCTGCTGACGTTTGCCGATATGCCTGATGCCGTGACGGTCGCAGTGATCGGCTGCGCCGTGACGCTGGCCGAAATGCTCATGCAGTCACCTCTACTGTGCCCGTGAGTGCCGTTCTTTGGACGCTGCCTGGTGCAACCCAATCAAGTTGCCAGCCATAGGTTCCTGCGGCTAGGGCGGCTGTCTGCGTGTCTGTCAGCGCCACATTGCACTTTCCTAGCGCCGCATCGGTGACACTCGCAGACATAGCCTGCACAGTGGTTCCGCTTACAAGGCTGACAACCATTGCAGATACCGTATATCCAGTCAGCGTCATGCCGTCGAAATCCACAACCGCTGCAAAATCGTTGGCACGCTTGAAGGAAAGGTGCATCGTGCCTGGAAGTTGGTTGTACGTCGCCATGTTCACTCCCAGCCGCAGCTTTGGTGTAGCTTTTCAATGTCCAGCTTTTTCTTGGCCACCAATGACCAGACAATCATCACGATCAGGTGTATTGCGTGCGTTGTTGAGTTTCTGGCCGCTGCCGTACTGAATCGTCTGGCCTTGCGGAAGGCATAACGGCTGTAGATCACCTGCTCCCAGTGCTCTATTGCCAGCCGCAGTGCTTCCTCGTCTGATCCTGCACAACTCAAGGATGCCATAGGCGTATGCCTTGCAGCCAGCATCGTCAGCTCAGAGATCACGCGCGCAGACGCAATAGGCTTTCTGCGTGATGCAGCCTTGAGCAGCAGTTGCACTGACTGAATGAGGTTCTCAAGATCCACTTTTCCCGCCGCATGTTGGGCATGTAGTCCTGTGGCCGTCTCCGTGGACGATATAGCCACGTCCTCCGCAGTCGGCACATACGGCAGGCTTGGGCTTCGGAGGCTCTGGCTGGGGCTCTGGAGCCTTGTCAGGAGCCACGGCTGCATACGCTGCTGAGACAGCCGCCGCGGCCCGTGGAGCCTCACGGTCAATCTGTGCAGGATCGGCAGACAAAGCAGCGAGAACTGAGAGCAGCCATTGCCACATGATTACCATCCTTGCCCGTGGTTGAGGACTCGGTGCCCGTCCGCATCAACGCGAGCGTGGACGACGTAGTGCTGCTGCGCCGGTGGCGGATCTGCCACAGCCATGACCCACAGGCCAAGCTTTGCCACCCGTGCGAGGAATCGCAGGACCGGGCGGTCTGGCGTCGGTTTGACTGGCGAGTAGTCCGATGTCGCTGCGGCCCATGTCACAGCAGCAGCCACCAGCACGGCGATCGACACGATGCGAAGCTCTCGGTTATTCACTTGTCGTCACTCCAAATCGAATAGAGGAACATGACAACGCAGGCACCGATGACGCTGCCGACCAGGCCAGCGGAGCCGTGTCCAAACGGCAGGCCGCCAGCAAACGAGCCGACGACGCCCAGAGCGATTGTCGGGAGCCAGCCGTCAGGGCATTTGCCGGGCATCAGCCACTTGGCTGCACCGCCTACGATCGCACCGAATGCGAGCCACAAGAGCAGACCCATGCTTGTCTCCTAGTTAGGTGAGGGCGAGAGCCAGTTGCCGTGGTCAAGGTCGCGGTAGCGAAAGTTGACGCCGCTGATGCTGAACGAATCTTGACCCGAAAGCATCAGGTCTACAGTTTGTCGATCCACCCAGAACGAGCCGTCAGGCTGGTCTGCTGGCCACTTTGGCCCGGCGTTAAAGACGCCCCACGAATTGATGCAGAGCAGCCCATCTCGCTTGCCTTCGTTCTTGGCGTAACGCACACCGATGAAGCACATGCAGTGAGCCCACGAGCCGGAGCGGGCCGCAAACCCATCTGCGTCACGCTGAGACGAGAATCCGACGCCGCTGCACACCGGAACGCAATAGCCGCTCTCAATGCTTGCCGCCGCTTCGTCAAAGTTTCGCACAAGTGCTACGTGCGTCGCGGTATTCTTGTTGGCCAGCTTGGCAAGAGCCATGCCTACCTGCCCGCCACCGCAGAGGACGTTGCCCCAGTCCTTCGCTCGAGCTGGGCTGTACGTCGTCAGGTCTGCGCCGGGATACTGCTGGCGAAATAGGATGCCGCCGACTGTCGAGTCTTTACACTTGCCAGCCACCCAGCGAGCAGCTGCTCCTCCGTATGAGCCATCTGAAAACCCGGCCTGACTAACAGGAGGGAGACGCCCGGCCGTGCGACTTCCTGAATACAGTGGCTCAGTTGCGACGACCTTTGGCGGCTCTGGCAATTCACCTTCTGCCCAGTCAACGCATTGGCCAACGTAGCTACCCATTGCCCATCCGAAACTCACACAGTCGCCGATGCCCTGTTTCCAAGGACCGAACGGCGTGCCGTAGACCTGGCGGTGAGCACGGTCTGCAAAGCGGTAGAGAAACGTGTCCTTTTGCTTGGCGTTCTGGATGACATCGCGGGCCGCATCAGAGAAAAGCGGCTGATCAAGCTCTGCCAAGAACCGTGCCGTACCTGCCGGATCTGGCGTGTAGCCGAACCGTGCGTCAATGGCATCAGCCGTGCGGCGAGTGGCACGCTCAACGAGCACGCCGAGAATCGCCATAGCAATGACGAACGTGACGGCACCGACTGACCAGCGATTATTTCGTGACATCGGCTGCTGCCCTCGACAAGTCACGGAGTGCTGTAACCCAAGCGTTACGGATCTCTGGCGTTACCGGCCCGCCAGAAGAGCCCACGGCGTCGTCGAGGAACTTGTGCACGGCGTCCCGCACCTGCGGCTGCCTGGCACCGATCGACTCGCCTTTGCACCGCATCTCGCGGGCAGCGATCCGCAGGTCATCAAACGCCACGCCCGTCTTGAGCCGCTGGTCATGCTGGCCGTCGTATTCAATGCAGTCGGCGAGCTCGCCGCACAGAGCGGACATGGTCGCCGCATCTTCTGCAGCAGATGGCCCGACGAACTTACCACGAAGACTGAAGGCATCCGGCGGCACAGGAGCCGGATCAGGCTTCGGCGTGCTCGAGCTACCAGGCATGAACGAGATGGCAGCCGCCACGACCAGGGCGAGCACAGCGACGTGCTTGCCGTCGATAGTCGGCATCTTGGCGTTGGAATACCACGCTTTGACGTTCTCTACGATCTTTTCACCAGCCAATGCGTAGACGGCAAATGCCACAAGCAGTGCTGCAATCATGGTGCGGACCTGATCAATGGTAAAAGTGATTCAATTGCGCCGGACGCAATGGCGAGGATCAGCGTGCGGAGTGCTGGCCTGATAGCCATGAACGCCGGGTAGGTCACAATTGGCACGCAGCGGCCAGCCAGCGTGTCAAATAGGACAGCGACAGCCTCCAGTGCCAATGCCTTCTTCTGTGGCCCTGTGAGCGTTGCAACGCTGTCTAGGGTCGTGACAGCCAGACGCATTAGCGCCACCATCAGCTGCCCAAACTCCTGCCAAGTGATGCCGCCAGAGGCCTTGAGCCGTGCCACCGCTAGGAATGCTGATACCTGCTGGCCGAGGTCGGCAAAAGCATGCGCGGCAGCAAGTGGTGCGTCGGTCACAGGCATGCCAGTTCTCCGTGGTTTTTCAATTGTCCACGGCCAACAGGCTTACTAGCAGTTCTCGCCTTCTTCGTAGAGGATCATGCCAGGCGGCACCTCGACGATTGGCACAAAAAAGTGCTGCGTCTTGCCAACACGGCGGCGCTCTTCTGTGTCTTCATCCCACGTCCTCTGCACGGCGGCGCAACGCTCGGCAATTTCTTCCTGAGTCGGATCTGCATACCGTGGAGGTTTCGCACGTAACCTGCGGTCATTGCGTAGCGGAAGACTCCAGACGGTACGGAGACGTACCACCTGGTCCTTGGTTATCGTGTAGCGCTCGCAGAGTGTGGCTATGGGCAAGTGCTTGCACCAATCAGCCTTAAACGTCTGCAGGCAAATCGTTGCCGTGTTCCCCGCCATCATCAGACTCCACCCAAGACATGACCGTGCGCATTGATGGATTCAGAAATAGGTTTTTCCCCGTTCTCAGTGCCATTGTCCGATGAAATGGCACATGCTCGCAGTCTTCACCGCTGTAGGTGCCAGCCAGATACGCAGCAGTTCTGTAGATTGCCATGCCACCAAACGCAGAACAGACTTTGATGTGAGCCGATCCAACTGATGGTATCCACTGATGTTTCCAGCCGCCCTCTCCTGCCGTGTAGTCATCGCGGTATGAATTAAGCCGCAACGCCCATGCGTCGTAGTGAACCCATGCTGGCCGCACGAGAGGTTGTTGATCATCGCCCATGCCTAGCTGCGGATACCTAGCCAGAGACACGCTGGCCATTCCGCACGCAGATTTGGTATTCGCCAGCGCACCAATGCCGTGCAGAACGCCATCGTGAGACCAGCCGCCCCATGCGTCAAAGTCCAGAACAATGACGTAGTGCGAGTCTCTGGCGTTTTCTCGCACCCACTCTTGGCAATTGGAACGATATTCTGCGAGCGCCTCTGTGCGCCGCCCTGCAAACTCTGCGGAGAACTGCTCGCGGCCTAGCGTTGCATCTTGGTATGAAGCATTCTCGTGCTTGGCTGCAAACTCATTGAGAACCTCAGACGTGTTGTCTGTATTGTCGTTTGTCGCAACGTGCAGCTGCCAGCCACGAAACTCTTTTACAAGAATTGCGAGCCGCTCGAGGTTGGCTTGCAGGTGATTCGCACAGTTGCGAGCCAGTCCGACAATCGCCACGTCGGACAACGCTGCAAGCTCATGCCCTATTCCAGCAGTGCGTGCAAAATCAGCTGCAAACTCAGGCAGCGGCGCAATCAATCGCTCTGGAATCGTTATCTTTTCCATGCAACACCAACGCTATCGTTTCTCATTGCACCCTCACCGTGGTTCTTGCCTCTTCGCCATAGCTCTTCTCCACGATCAGCCGTCGCACGATCGCGTCGTCGAAGATTTCCTTGAGTGCGTCGAGCACGGCCTTGCCGATGTTGTCTACGTCAGGCCTTGGCAACGCTGGCGCTGTCGCCTTTACGCCACGCTTTGTGAGATGCGATTTTGGACGCACGAATACAGCGTCAACGATCACCTCGAGCGGTTCTGCTGTTGGCTTCAGGCCGCACGCTATGGCTTCACGCAGGATCTCAGAGCGGTATGCGTGCACCGGATGCTTCGATGGCACGTATGCTCGAGCGAATCCGCCGCGTGTGCTGACTCGCACCCGTGGCTGTGGCACCGGATCGCCTGCAACAGTGAACGTGATCGGCCTCATTCACGCAGCATGGCAACGCTGTCAAGCGTTCCAGCTAGAGAAGTGACGGTATGCGTGGCGTCAAGCAAGACGGGTCAACAGGTTGCGGAGCGTGTCGGCCCACTGCCATGCTCCACGTTCATGCTCGGTCGCAATCGCTTGCTCAATCGCCTCCCGCTCCGCGTCGGTGAGCGTTGGCTCGCCTGCTGCGATTACGGCCTGCAATCTCCGCACCTCTGAGGCGAGGAGGTCTGGGTCGCGGCACTCGTCGGGG